GTTGGCTTCCCCGAACAACACAACCGTTGCTCATTGCCCTTACACACTGGTGCAACCAGTAGGGGGCTCCACCCCGGATTAAGGGGTGAATCATGGATATGTATTCCGGACATGTATTAAATACATTAAGGAATAGGGACTGGGGTGTACTCGAAGAAGGGCACCCCGCACCCCCCAACCATTGGGGTAAGTGCCAGTATGGATCTTGAAGATCCATATAGTCCCTCATGCGGAAGACCCATCTTTCGATGAGTGCAGGCTTCATATGAGCCCAGTCAGCTGGTAACCAGTCTAACTTCTTCTGCAATTGTTGTCCTTTCCCAACAACAGGGAAACTCAAGTCGGTCTTAGACCCACTTGGAGGTCCACAGGGTGAAAACACCCGTATCTTCAAACAGTCAACATGAATGGTATTTTCATGATCGACTGGTTGGAGCTTCCAGAGCTTCCTACCCCAGAAGATATCCTTATCCTGAAAGAATAAGGGTTCTTCGCAGTAGGAGATAGCCCTCTGGGAGTAGGTATAGGTTCCGACCTTATTACCTACAATTTCGTGGAACTTCTTTAAAAGTTTCAGGTACCTAATAGGCCCGAATTCCACGAAATCATCGCCTGCACACCTTCCGAAATGCCACGGTAACCGTGGATACGGGAGATGGAGTGCTTGCGATAACTGAACCCTCTGGTAATTATACCGGAGGTAGGCTAAATGCCTTACCACTCTATTGATAATAGAGCAACCAGCCTTGGTTCCAGGGTTACCCATAAGAATTCCATGGCTTGAGTTGAAACGGTGTTCAGAACCCCGATAAATGGCGTGAGGCGAAACCAGAATATCTACCAAAAGGTTGAAAAATGGTGTTAATCGTCCTGCACCAGAAAGGTAACCTTTCATGGCAGCGGAAATATATCCGGGAGTCATATTATCGGTTGCTACTTCAAGATCCCCTTGAACGACATAGATGTCGTCATCGAGCTTCCTAAGGAAGTTCTCGTTAGTAGCAAGGTCATTAGCTAGGTCATACCCCTTAGCGCTTCGGGTGAAGCCTGATAAAAGGTACATATCTCTTTTCAAAAGAGCACCCAACTCATGACCGAGTGGCTGGAGGATCATATTTTCCCAAGCC